CGCGCACCGAGATGCCGTAGTCGGTTGTGACAGACAGAAAGTCCACCTTGTTTGTCGGGATTGCAAAGGTCAGATTGACTTTTTCGGGGTCAATCTGGTCTTGCGACTGTGTTCGCAGTTGCACGATTGCGGCACGGATGTCTCCGGTGATGGCCTGGAATGTCGCGCCAGTCCAGCCATTGGATGGGGCCGAGATGAATGCCGGCAACGCCGGATCGTTCAAGAAGCCGAATGTACGGTTATTCGAGCTATTCCACCCGTAGAATCCGACTGCGTTGCGGAAAATTTCAAGCGCAATGGCTGCGCCTTGGCGCTTGGTGTCTGCCGAATTCAAACGCATCGCAGACGCCCGACCCTCTTCCAGCTTGCCAACGGCAATGCCCATTTCGCCGCGAACAATCGAGCGGCGCTCGAATGCGGTATTCCAGCTTGCCAACGGAATGTTGGTGTAATCGCCGTATTCGGCAACGGTGGCCGCTGGCTCCACGACGCCTTGCACGATTTCCGCGTCTTCCCACTTACCGACCGTGCTGATGCCGATGACGTCATCGATTTTGCGCGCTGCGGTCATGATCTTCACGAATCCAGGCAGCCACGACTGCAAGAACTGGATGGGCGTCGGGATCGAAGGCGTGGTTGCCATCGCGGTGAAGTTGCTGTCCATTCCGGCCATGCCGAATGCACCTGCTTTGGCCAAGTGACCGACTTGCTCGGTCACGGTGGCGTGATCGAACACCAGGCCGATTCGGGCCAACGCTGCAACGGCAGAGTCTGTGACACTTTTCATGTCAAATGGCCGAACGTTGCGTGGCGAGATGTACGAATGAGTTACGCTAACGGCTCGTTTCATTTATGTATGCTCCTGATTATTGGGTCAGTTGAATCACGGTATAAGCCGTGACCAACGCGCCTAGTGCCGAAGCAGCAAGCGAACCGGGGTTGATGACGCGAGCGTTTGGAATCAATACCATGCCAGCAGGCGCTGCAAAACCAGGTGCAACGCTCACCAGTGCGCCATACGGCAGCGCCAACGGATTCTGCAGCGCGGTGATTGTGTTCATCACATACGCCACTTGGTCGCCAAAGTTCATCGTCTTTGCGCCAGTCGTTTCGTTGAACAACTCGGAAATCAAGCCGGTTGCCATGTCCACGAACTCGCCATCAGCGCCAATCGGCAAATCCAGCGACGGAGCCAAGGTGCCGCCAGACGATGTGCCTTGCAGCGCATAGTGTTTCGGGTTTGCCAAGATGCCGTAGAATACGGGCGCACCGACGACAACCAGTGCGCCCATTTCGGATTTGGTGGTGCCGGTTGCTGGGATGTCCGCGCCGAAACCGAATGCACGGCTGATTCGGTTTGTGGACGCGCCAGGATCGTTGCCAATCGTGACCGAATTGATACGGCCTTGTTTGGCACGCGTCGGGCCGTCCTTGGCGAGTTCGCCAGGGAAGCCGGTGGTATATTGACGTTGTACTGACGTTTGAAAAGTCATTATTATTTCCCTTCCAGGTATGCGTCAAGTTCCGCTGTTGCTGCTGCCGAATCAGCAACGCGGGCCTTGGCGATGGTTTTTGTGGCTTTCTGGGCGGCTTCGATTCCGTTCAGATAAGCGTCCAGGGCAACGGCTTCGTGGCCAGCTGCACACCGCAGACCCAACTTCTTGACGCCATAGGCGGCAATCTGTTTGGAGTCCATTGTGGCGTGGGCAAACGCGCCGACGACTTTGGACAGGCGGTCATAGACGGCAGTCTTTGCTGCGACATCGGCATAGAAGCGCTTGATTGCCGCGTCAGCAGTCAGCTTGCCTTCGGGCTTTTTGCCGGTCACAGGAGCGGCAGTGCCGGTGCTCAGACCTTCAACCGAATCTGGCGCTTCGCCAGCAGAAGGATCGTCTGGGCCTTCGCCTTCTGCGTCGGTTGCTGGGATCATGCCCTTCAATTGCGCCAAGACGGCTTCTACGTCTGCGATGAGTTGGTTCACACCGCCTTCTTCGCCTTCACCGTCGTCACCGTCGTCACCGTCGTCACCGTCGTCACCGTCGTCAGCTGGGTCTGCTGGGTCTGCTGGGTCTGCTGGGTCTGCTGGGTCTGCTGAGGGGGCTTCTGTGCTGCTAGCTTCCCCGCCTGCGCCTGCCGCCTCTTGATGAGCAGGCTCGGTGCCTTCTTCATTAAAGAGTTGGTTGAGAGCAGGCAGAAGTTCTTTCAGCTTGTCAACGGCGCTGTCCACCGTTGCCTTACTTACTGTCTTTGCCATGTCATATTCCTTATCGGATGGTCTTACATCAAAACGCAGATGGTCAAAACAGAGACCATCCAACACTCTTGCCCCTGGGACACGACCCTCATCCACAAGCGCAATATGGTTTCCGCGCAAGTTCGTTTGAACGACTTCATAAGCCTGTCCATTGAACACACCCGGCTTAACTTCAAAGTCGCAAGAGTATCCAAGCGACAAATCCTTTTTTCCACTCGCCAAATCGGCCTGCAGGTCACGCGCAAACATTTTGATATCGCCGCGCATCCACGGCGCGTCGTAATATACATTTGAGGTGAGAATGCCAGATATGCCGTAATCTTCAGGCGCGGTTGCGGTCTGGTCTTTTTGAAACCCAGAGAGCATCTCGTGATCATTGATCAGAGGGACATTCATGAAGCTAGCAATCGCTTCTGGATCGCTAACCGCCGATTCGGGCCTATGCACTTTGACGATTCGGCTCGGATCGCCGTCCAGGCCGAGTTGACCCGCACTATAGTCAAAGATTCCGAAAGACGATATTGGGCACCCCTTGACCATAAGGAACCCGTTTTTATCAACCTCTCTTGCTGTTGGCATCGCGCTGTCCAGTTACATATTCGTGCGTAGTATATCCGGTGAATACTTACGGCGGCAATATGTCTTGGATTTTTATTTCATCGGGCGGTTTGTGTCCGTCACCCTGGTCATCGTGATTGCGTTTTCTTTGCCTAGTTATTGCCGCAAGTTGAATAACCGCAAGTCCTAAGTTGTTGTTTTTATTTCAGAGTGTATGTCTAAATTGCGAACTTGCGGATATATTATAGATTTAAAAGATATACGATTTATACGTACCTATATGGTTGAAAGTTGCAGGAGAATCCGCAATTCCGCAATTTCAGTGATAAGCTATTGATTACAATCGGGAAATAGACTTGCGGCTGTAAAATTACAAGCCGCAAGTTCGGGAAGTCCGCAAGGATAGCGGACGGTTAGCTGGTCTTGCGCTTTCTTTTGAAATCGCTCTGTCCTGGCATAGCTTCTATCATTGCATGTAGGTTTTCCTTAGTCGGTGATTTTACATACGCCTTTGACGCCTCTTGAGCTACCTTCCACGCCGCTTGCTCTTTACCTTTTGTTGATGCGGCTCTCGCTGCGATGTGGCCGACGGTGCCGCCATGGGGCATGCCTGCATATGCGGGGTTGTCAGGCTCGATAGGGTCGCCGCGTTTGCCAGAGGGTCTGGCTGGTATGCCAGAACCGCCAGAACCGCCAGAACCGCCAGAACCGCCAGAACCGCCAGAACCGCCAGAACCGCCAGAACCGCCGGTGAACTGGCCGTTCTTAGGGTCGTGTTTAACTGCGTCAATCGTCGCAATTGTTAACTTCAGAGCATCAAGGGCGCGAACGCCAGCCAATTTTGTAGTTGCCATTTCAATACCTCTTAAAAGTTAAGATCAAATCGATCTAGTTATATGATACTCCATCTTTTGAGTTAAATCAGACTTTTCAGCTCAAAATCATCTTATAATTGGACGCTTCCTACAGCGACAGCGAATAGCCCATCCTGGCGGCCCCTGGTCTGCCTTTGGGCCTTCCCACAGACGCGGATCGTTCAACTTAAAAATCTTTCCGTCTTTATCGATGTGCGTTTGGCGCGGAACTTTCCCTGCTGATGAGTGCATCCACTCGAATTCGTCAATGCCGTTCTGCTCCATGCGCTCATCACTCAACGCGCTGTATAGCTTGCTGGTCTGGTCACGCGCAATAAGATTGGCACGATTTTTAGCGAATCCGCCAGCCTCTTTGAGGGCGGCTTCAATGCCGGACTGCCCTTGCTCTTCCGGGTTTGGCGACGTAAGAGATAGCATCACCGCGTTGTAAATCTTCTCATGAACGTCAGCGTGAATGCCGGTGATCAACGTGTGGTTGAAGTCTTGCGCAGCATTTAACGTGTTGGCAATGGCTTCGTTATAGGCGACAGTCGGCTGTTCCACTCCTGCCGTACTCAGGCTGAATTGAACGGTCGCTTTCGCGTGCACATCAGAGTCGTCAACAAATTTTTTAGAAGTGGATTTCGCAAAACCTTTGAATATGTCATCCCATTTCTGGTTCAGACTTTGCATCGTCTGTTTCAGGACGGAATTGGCAGCAGCGTCTGTTGAAAAGAATTCCTTCACGCCTTTGTGATTAAGTGCTTTTGTTATTTGCTCTTTGTAATCGCGCACCATTGCCGCGATGATTGAATCCATCTGCTGCTGATACCATGACCGGATCGCAGCAGATGGAATGAGGGGCGTGCCTTTGCCTACCGGCTCTGGAGCCTTCTTTTCACGCTTCTTGGAGGCTTTGAATGCCACGGTTATTTGCCAGTCTCTTTCGCCAACACTTCGTTACCAGAACCCGAACCGGCTTGAAGCTGCATTGTACACCCATTCGGATCACTCACCCAGGCCTTGAAGTCGGCCATAGACATCGGGATCATATCCCCAAAGCCCTGCCAGCCGTCTTGATACGACGATTGATATGCGGCTTTGGCGTCTTCCGGCGCGTCAAACCCAAGCATGCATTTGTGTTCGTCAAATTCGCCAGTCTTAGGATCGTTTTGATTGATGACGAATACCTGATCAGACTTCAGGTTTGGCCCGACAAAGCAGTCCAACTCATCACCATCGGCACCGGCAACACCTTTTATATATCCATAGTGATGCGGCATTTTTGACGACCAATTGTTTCCGTCCAAATCCATGCCTTGCCGAATAGTGCCACGCGGATTTTCAATGCCAAGTAAAAGTCCGCCAAGTTTCATTTTTGGATGCTTCGTCGGATCGGTCTGCGACAAGATCGCACCGGCCACAGACCCTGCCAGTCCTGTCACACTTGGCTTTGATGTCCGGTTAGTCGCTGGT